GCTGTAGCTAACCACTTCATAATTTTTTGCTCATAATTAAATTAAATAATAAACTGTTAGTAGTCGTTTCTTTGGCGTCAGATTCATACACAGTATATCGGTATTTCAAAAGTTGCTCCCGAAATCAGTAGCCGTCGTGGGTCTTAAATCTTTCGATCTCGCCGTCATGGTTTATCCCACCAACACTTTATTATAGATTAATTATACCACGATGCTATATATATGTCAACTGTTTTTTTATAAATAACTCAATAAACATACATCTTTACAATAGGATATTGAAGGCATCTCATGGCTAATACATACAGAGCATTTCTTACTAAAATGGGCGGGACAGATCCTGCTGACTATATCGGCAAATCCGGTGAAATCTTTTGGAATCCTAGCACGGGCGCCTTACGACTATCTGACGGTGTAACGCCGGGTGGACAAGACATTGCCGGTGGCGGAGGAGTTAGTGGCGAAGTTAATCAAAATGCATTTACCACTGTATCAGTAGATGGCCAAAGCGATGTTGAAGCAGACGCTAAAACAGATACTCTCACATTTGTTGCTGGAAATAATGTAACAATCGAAACTGATGCTGGCGCAGATAGTATTACAATATCCTCTTCAGGTGGAGGAGGCGGTGGTGGCGATGCTAACCAAAACGCGTTTAGTAATATAGCAGTTGCAGGTCAAACTACTATAGAAGCAGATTCTACAACGGATACTCTTACGATTGCTGCCGGTGACAATATAACCATTACAACAGATGATGGTACAGATACTGTTACGATAAGTGGTGATGAAGGATTAGCAACAAGAAATAACACAACAACAGAAACTTCAAGCTCTTTAGCTGATGCAGCCACAGACTCTAGTGTTGACATAACAGGATTTAAGAGTTATGGATTATATTCAGTAACAGCAAACAATGCATGCTGGGTAAGAATTTATGATTCAAACGCAAGCAGAACTGCTGATATTAATGCAGGTAGAACACAAGGTGTTGATCCAGCTCCTAACGCTGGTGTTATTGCTGAAGCGGTATTTACTCAAAGCGGAACAGTTAAGTTCACTCCTGGCGTTTTTGGATTTAATGACGAAAGCACACCAACAACAAACATCCCAGTCGCGGTTACTAACAACAGTGGCGGAACAACCACAATAGATATTAGTTTAAAACTTATACAACTAGAGGGATAAGGCATGATTGTCGTTAATGTTTCTTTGATTCCCGGAACAAATCAATCCGAATTTGTCGAATCTTTTTCTGATAATAGTTCAGTTAAACTAAAAAATCTTCTTGAATTTCTTCCTAATCTGTTAGTTATGTGTGTCGAAGAATCTTATATAGAAACGCTTGAAAGCGACTCTAGAGTGTTATGTATTGACATAGAACAAATGCCATATCCAGAATCTATTGGGTATGCGTTGCCTCAATCATCGACTCAATCAGGTGAGGTTACTGCAGAAACCCCTCTTTCTGTTTTAGATAATGATAATGCACCTGGCGCAAATTACATGCCTCTTTCTTTATATGCTGATACTGATGTTATGCCCGAACCAGAACAAGTAGTGGGCAATACTGATACTAACCCTGATGGAGATGATGTAGAAAATCTTGAAGATGTTGATTATACTTCTATGTTTTTTGGTGAAAATGTTGATATAGTTGCTATAGAATCTGAAGGTCAATCTTTTCTACAGTATGTAAGTGCTAATCCCCCTTATAATTTAGACAGATATCACACAGGTCCTCATCCTGATTTTGCCGACCCTGATGATGCTACAACTTCAAGATTTGTTCGCACAACTTGGCCCGGTGCACCTGATGTGCAGGCAGGCAGGCAAGCTCCCTGGGATTGGGACCCAAACGAGCAACAGGCTAACCAAACTAATGTTCCATTTTTTAGAGAAGATAATTGGCTGACATTTCATGCCATTGGTAGTTTAAGTGTTGCCGGTGGTACAATTGCAGGGTTTGCTAAAAAAGCAAATTTGCATGTAAACTATACTTGGCAGAGACAACAGTTCATCAGTGACACTCCTTGGGGATCCACTGTACTAGAGTCCATAAACAATGTTGTTTCTTGGCATAATGCTAAACAAAATAATTCAGAAACGGGTGTTCCTAACCCGACAGTTATGACTCTGAACTTTGGATTTTCAATTAATAAAGAATTTATTTGTCCTGTTGAACGCATTGGTTCAATAACTCATAATGGCGTAACAACAAATCGTCCTGCAAACGGGTGGGGAGACGATTTAACACCTTTTACTGATAACAATATTACACCTTTTAGGTTTGATTTAGATGAAACTAATGAAAACGGAGATTGGACCTGGGCAGTAACTTGGAGTAGATCGGAAAGTACAGCACTTAAAGATGCAATGGAAGCTGCGTGGGATGCAGGGATTTGTGTTGTTAACTCAGCAGGAAATCAATGTGCGACTTACGTTAAACGAGACGACCCAGCATACAGTAATTCAACAATGGTTATTAGTCCTAACGAAAACTATTACAAGCTAGATTACGGCAGTAACAGCGTATTAGACCAATACATTGTTCGGGGATCAGGATCGCTCGGCACTACGGTTTACCCGTTCAGATCTTATGGCCCACACGGGTGTAAACGAGATAAATCTATAGATGTTGGCGCAGTTCAAAACTCTATGAAAAATTCTATACTTGATAGGTACACTAATCGTGGGGAAGGTGTAGATATAATGGGAAGAGGAGAAGACACATATTCGTCATATCCAATGCAAGGTACTACGTTTAGTGATGGTGAGTGGGGATACTTCTCAGGTACTTCGGCTGCTGCTTCTAATATTGCTGGAATTGCAGCATGTGAAATGTCAAAATATTATTACAACACAGGACGATGGCCAACACCTAATCAGGTTAAAGACATCTTAGTAAATCAATCGCAAAATAAAATTAAAGAACTTGAAGGTGGGTCAATTTTATCAGATGTTTTAGCAACTGGTATCGACCTTACAGGTAAAAGCTTTTCTGCTATGCCGCCAGCAACCGGTGGTACTGGTTGGTTTACAAATTCACATCATTATTACAGGACCGAAATGGATTTTTACAATGATCGATATAGGAATTTATTGCAATCTCATATAAATCAACAATATGGCAAACACAATTCATTAGATCTTATGGGTACGACTGCAAAAATAGGATTCTTTAATGCAAAAGGTTTTGATAGATCACAAAGTCAAGGTAGACGACCTCGAGAGGGCGGAATATATCCTCGTCCTAAAATACGAAGAGATTAGACATACGTTACCGATTGAACTGCAATACAAATACTAATAAAATATAAGAATAACGAGACCATCACAAAGGCACCTACTAAATAAGTGATAGTCTTAAGATTTGTAATCACTAAATATATGATTAAAGCAAGCAGTAAAAGTTCCATCAGTATTTCCACAGTAGTTTAACTATATTATAACATGTTGATCAACTAATGTCAACACGTATAAATAAGAAGTAACTCAATAACTATGATCATATGAAATATATTATACCTTCCTTATTGCTATTATTTGTAATGACTTCCTGCACTGTAGGAGAAATTTTTAAGTCAGAACCTTTAGCACCTCAAAAAACAACACTAACACATAAAGCTTATTACTATTATGGTATGGACGAAGCTCGACATCGTGATCTTATTAAAGAGATCATGGGTGTAGATCCAGTCACTACTGAGTGGTGTGCTGCGTTTGTTAATATGGTACTATTAGAAAATAGGTTACCTACATCAGAATCAGTATCTGAACATTATCTCTTGGCGAGAAGTTTTTTAGAGTATGGATATGAAGTAACTGAACCGCAGCAAGGCGACATCATGATATTTGAAAGAGGTAATGAAGGGTGGCAAGGCCACGTTGGATTTTACGTGAGTACCACTGAATTAGATAATGGTAATAAGGTGTATAACATACTTGGTGGAAATCAAAATGATTCAGTGAACGTTAAAGCCTATCCAGATTCAAGGCTGATAGGAATTAGAAGAGCTGTGAAAGAAGTCGCCATCCTTGGCGAAGAGTAATATTACTCAGTTGTTCCCTTGGGATCGGTCTTTTCGGCTGTATCTTTGATAACACCACTTACGCTATCAAGAGTACCAGCAGTAATACCTACAACATCATCTTTAACTCCTTGCACAATGTCTGTAACGCCATTATACGTAGAGTCTATCGTATTACAACCAGATAATACTACTAGTACCGAAATTAAAAATAAAGATTTCATAATCTTCTCCTTAATATGCGGGTTTTCTGCTCTTTCGGGCTCATTTAGTCACTAGCGATAATATGTTTTATCCACTCCGACTCGGTTAACCTGACTGTCAACCAATACTATTTATCTCCTGGGCACCATCCATTCGTTTATTTAATGAGGGGAATAGAACCCTACGTTTGGTACTCTCGACCGGACTCGAACCGGTAAGCCGTGAAGCGACAGATTTTAAGTCTGTTGTGTATACCAATTCCACCACGAGAGCTAAGACTTTTCTTTATAGTCTTTTATTGCAGCTTTAATTGCATCTTCCGCTAAAACAGAGCAGTGTATTTTAACGGGTGGTAGAGCTAATTCGTTTGCAAGATCTGTATTCTTAATTGCACCAGCTTCTTCTAACGTTTGTCCCTTTACCCATTCAGTAAGCAAAGAGCTTGAAGCAATGGCAGATCCGCATCCATAAGTTTTAAATTTAGCATCTTCAATAACACCGTCTTTTACTTTAATTTGTAAACGCATTACGTCTCCGCATGCGGGTGCTCCTACCATACCTGTTCCAATATTATCAGCGGGATCCCATTTACCAACATTTCTAGGATTCTCGTAATGATCAATTACTTTTTCTGAGTAAGCCATCTTACTCTCCTCTAGTCAGTTATCTCCTAATATTTATATTGGATAAGGCTTTCTTATAGAATAATTCCTGATGTCGCTGATTGCCAAGCCTTAACAATTTCTTGGTTACACTCAGTGACAAATACTGCTGACAAGATAGTTACTTCCTTAGGATCAGGATTACCAGTCATTGCAATACCAGCAGCAAATCCCATACCTTCATCTGAGTAAGTAATCAGTCTTGGATTTTCAAGCACAATACCTGTCTCATCGATTTTAACCATTCTACCAACGTATTCGCCAGTAGCCGCTACAACTGTTACAACATCTTTATCTTTCATAATTTTCCTCTTAAATTAATTTATTCATCTTCTCAATAATTTCTTCAACACCGGCTTCGTCTAAGTGGCCGCGTACTGAATCATTTTCATACGTGATTCCTGGTAGAACTACCATATCATCATTTTTAAAAACGCCGATTTCATATAAGCCTTCTTTGCTACCATACGACATGTCGTTTTGTATAATGCTTAGCTCATACTCACCAAAAGGTAATATAGCATTTAATCCGTAAGGAAAGTCTCTTAACTTATCAAACTTTATATCGCCAAATTTCATAATTATTTACCGTCGTTTAGATTTTCGTTTTTCCAATCGTTTTTGTTTTTCGATTGTATGTTGCATTGGACCACTATTTAATTCCATTGTGTGTTCCTTTGCAGTTGCAACACCGCTTGCTATCATAGCATCACGTTCTTTTTTTGTTTGTGGCATTACGGATCCTTTCCACTTTGTGAGCAATATACTCTTCTTCATCTGCAAAGAAATTGTGCAGAGCTCTTAAGATTTTCATTTGTAGTAGTTTAAGACTTCGACCACGTGGTAACATCCACCCGGCAAAACCTGCTACTATAACTACATATGCACTCACTACTAATGCACTAAAGTATTCAATAATATCCATAACTTTTCCTTTCTATTATGGTGTTAATGAAATTGTTGGCGCGCCCTCCAGGACTCGAACCTGGAACCTACAGCTTAGAAGGCTGTTGCTCTATCCAGTTGAGCTAAGGGCGCTTAATGGATTCAATCCAACCTTGATCTATTACGAATTGCTGCATTATTGTTTGTGGTAATAATGACAAGCAAATCCAACAAGGCCAGAATATTAAATTAGCTATTAATACATCCATTGTATTTAATCTTTTTTAAAGTATATTGATCTGGTCAATCCACCGAAGAGATAGGTGAAGTATAGGAAGAATGGAGTAGCAATTGCGAGTCTTATTGTATCGCTTGCTGCACCAACTAATTCGCCAATGCCAATGAGAGCTGAGACCAATCCAATAATTAACAGGGCTGTTCCCACGCCGAATCCAAAGTCTTTCAATTTTTCTTTCATGGTGTATCCTTTAGTAATCAATTTATAATTCTATTCTAGGCTGCATCCCACAGAATGTCAACATATTTTTTCACTAGATTGAAACTATTTTCGTTAGCTTCAGTTTCCCACCAACGCTCGCTATATACAGGCCGGTGTTTAATACATAAACTCTTATTAAGGTTATCCTTCATAAACTGTTTTACGTGAATCATCTCATGAGCAATAGTGTCGTATATCTCAGTAACATTCCTATCACCCTTTGATACCATGATTAGGTATTCATCTTTACAGTTTACTTCATAACAAAGCCCAGTGGCTCCATCCAAAAATGTAGTATCCCATCCTTCAACTGTTATTAAGCTTGGGAATACATTTAGTTCATCACAACAAAAGTTAATAAAGTTAGTTGTTAGTGTGACGTCTAGATCTGATATTTCAATATTCATTTACCTGCATTCTTATTCGCATCGTAAATGGTTCTTTCAACCCAAACTTCTAAACAATAGTCTGGGCTGTCCTTATAAAACAAGTTAATAAACGCAGCTATATTAATTTTACCGTTCCTACGTCTTTGGTGCTGCCAATAGCAAAACATATAAAAGTAATAATTGATCATGATTTAAATCCCTTCAAGATCTAGTACGAATTGGTTAGTCGGTGTTTCCTTGCTCCAGAAACTTAGCTCTGTGTGAGCAGTTTTAATTTCCCTTAGTAGTTCCTTTACCATTTCATCTGTAAGACTCATGATGTTAATGCGTAGTAAACGATCAGTATCAGAGTCAATAGCATCAGTGTTTGCAAGTATTTGATTACTAACATCAGCCTTCTTGCGATTTTTGAATATGATCTTATCATCAAGGACTGCTTGAATGAATTGCATCTTAATATTCAACCAACGCTCTAGTTCAGTGGCCTCAGTCTTACGAAGTTCGATTCGCTTATGTAGTATCCCAAGGCGGTAATCACAGAAGTGTTTAACCAGTTCTCGTTCATCTTCATATTCACGAAGCTTGCCGTCGTAGTCAATAACAGTAATATTTTCTGAAGCAGGCTTACTGAGTTTAAACTTACGAATGATTTTTTCATCATTCCAATTAGCGGAAGTATTTTGCTTAAGCTTGACTTCAAAGGAGAAACCAGTCTTGTCACAAAGATCTTCATAGGATACTATATCACCTTCGTCTTCAAGCTTATCTAGAATCTTTACATAAGACTCTCGATCAAAACCATATGGAACTTCAGTAATCTCCATCACTGTCTTTGATTTCTTTTCATAGACACCTAGGATATTATAACGTTCTTGTGCAGTATCCCACACGACCTTACCTTTAAAGTCTGGGAAGGATATTGGGATGCGCTTCTTAATATCACCGGTAGTAATATATTCAGTCACTGCTTTTGAGAGACCTTCTTTACTTCGCGGTAGGATGTTTGTAGCGAATCCTGTTGCAATACCTTTAGTACCATTAGCCAACACTAACGGGATTACAGGTACATAGAACGATGGTGGTTCATGTTCCGGATCTTCGTGTGCGGGAGCAAGGTCAATGTCGCGTATGTACTTCTCAAAGTTTTCACTCAACCGAGTATACACATATCGTGGTGCACCTGCTTCTTGGATGAGGCGGGTACCAAACGACCCACGTCCCTCAACTAAGCAGATATTGTTATTCCACGTCGCGGCCATTAATTGACCTGCTCCCGCTGCACTTGCCTCACCATGGTTATACCCATAGTCACTAATGATACCAGCCACGGCAGAAACTTTCTT